CAACGCTGGCGGAAAGACTACACGAGCCGCCGCCACAGGCAGCACCGAGCCAGAAGGGTTGCGGCAGCTGTCCGGCGTTGCGAACCATATTGCCAATGCTGGCAAACTGGTGACGTTTTGTCACCAGTTTCGTGATGTCACGAAACTGCTCTTGTGCGGCGTACATTTTGTTGGTGTCAACAAAATGCTCGTATGTAGTGCCCATGATATCCTCCTTACAACTGCTTGATGCAGCGGTTGGTCAGCTTGCCGTACACGTCCTCATACAGTTCTTGCTTATCGCCGTTGTAGGTGTACTCGGCATAGATGCCGTCACCGCTCACGGTGGTAGACAGTAGCGCCTTGTAGTTCTGGAGTGTCTTGCAAGCCCAGACCACAAAGACGTTTTCGAGGGTGATTTTGGTCTCGCAGTGCGCGTTGTACCACTCGACCAGTGCATTCTTGCACACGCTTTCGTATTCTGCCATGCCGGTAATAATCATAGTATGTATCCTCCTTACTGCTTTTTCAGCGCCGCCCGTGCGCGGTCAAAGAAAAACTGAATGACCTTGCTCATGGTCTCTTCAGTGATTGCCCACGAGACCAGCTTGCCCCATCGACTGTTGTCCAGATAGTGGCGCAGCATCTTGACGCACCACGCCTTGCGTTCTGCGCCGCGCTTTGTGCCCTGAATCTCGTGCTCTGCCCTTGCAATGAGGTCAAGCACAGTGCCCTTGACCGCCGCGCCGTAGCCCAGACGGATAAGCCCCAGCACAAGCGACACAGCGCCCACAATGATGAGCACCAGCGCCAGCCATGAGGGCAGTGGGGTGAGAATGGTGTTAAGGATGGTTTCCATGTGTTACTCTCCTCTCTCTTTTTCGAGATCTTCGATGCGGTGGTTTGCCACCTTGATTTGTTCTTCCAGCACTGGCACGCGCTGGGCAAAGTTGTTGTGCGCCCGGACTTCGCGGGTCAGCTCTTCCAGCTTTGTTTCGGTCACAGCCTGCTGCTTGTCCAGCTTGGCATCCATGCTCTGTGCGGTGCGGTTGTTGGAGACGATCGAGCCGATCAGGCTCAGACCGCCGGTGATGATTGCCACGATGATTGCTTCGCTCATGCGCCCTCCCGAAGACGGGTCAGACCCTTCTTAGCAATGATTTTTTCGTAGTTTTTGTACGCGTGGCTCAAGTCCACGTTGCCGCTCACGCCCGGCACACTGGCGGTGCTGGTGTACTGCCACATCCCAAAAGGCCATGCCGGGGTCGGCTTTTCGTCGCGGTATGCAGCCACCCACACGTCATACTTGCGCAGTGCAGCGCCGCCCATATACAGCCGGGTCTCGCCAAAGTTGAGACCGGTGTAGAGCAGAGCGTAAAAGCCCCACTGCTCGATGGTCGCCAGCGCATACGCGGTCAGGTCGGTCAACGCCTGCTTGCCAAGCTTGCGGAGCTTGTTGTCCTCCACATCCACGCAGACCGGCAGCTCGAAGGTTTTCCCGGTCAGCGCAGTCTTGAGCAGATCCAGCTCTGCGTCGGCACTGGTATGCGAGACGGCGTAGGTGTAGTAGTACACGCCCACCGGCAAGCCGACACGCTTGCATTCGACATAGTTGCGCTCAAAGGTCGGGTCGATGTATAGCCCGTCCTTGCGCTTGCTCAGCTTGCGGTTGGTGCTGACAGTTTTGAGCATCACGCCGGAGATAAGGCCGCTTGCCTTGACCTTGTTCCAGTCGATGCGATTCTGCCAGCGGGAAACGTCCAAAATTGTTTTTTTCATTTTGTTCTTCCATTAAATATTATTCTAGAGTTTTCACGGTGGATTCTGATCCAAAATAAGATGCGATAATAATCAATCTCGACCTGAAAAAATACTCCGAAGAATTTGAAAGGTTGATTTCCAGATTGCTACCATTTATACGAGTCGATATTGTGTATTGTTTAACAAAAGTTCTGCTTGAAAAATTCTTGTATTGAGGCAGAACTTTTGTTCCTTTGGTGTCTGTGAACACAAAAAGCTCTATGATATCCAGTGATTGAGTTGTTGTGTCCGACGTATCGCGGCCAAAACACAACAAACGAATATACAATGGCGAAGTAGAATTCTTTAAATACAACGTAAAATTATCTTGTCCTTCTTGTTTTTCGATGTAGTGGTCTCGGACATTTGCGTCGGACAGAAAGCGCGGATAATATCTTTTTCCAAGATCATTGCAATATGTCTTTTGTTGAGCATTCAATATTATATTTGCAGGATTGTAAGGTCTACTCCTGAGAATGATTTGATTGTCGTCATTTGCGAATGCGTTATATTTTCCGCGAACTAATATAGACCCAATATCTATGTACAATTTGCTGTTAAATAAGGTCGCATTTTTGCTTCCCTCAAAGTATATTCCATCAAATGTGATATTGCCATAGCTATTTTCGGTTTTTACTCCAAATTCACTTTGATTTTCAATCGCAATTCCAGAGAACACAAGCGAATTGACAGTACTACCTTGAACGGATAATCCAATTGCTCCACCATTCAAGGAAATGTTCGTGAAAGCGATAGCGTTTACCGAATTCCCATATCTGCTATTATCAATTGTCATACATGTCCCACTTTCGGACACAATATTAATTTCAATATTGTTAAAGCTAGTATACCAAGAGCCGCTAATTCTTATGCCCTTAGTGCTATTTGTGATTCTTAGATTTTCACAACTACATCCATTTGCAAAATATTGCAAATTAACAGCATATTCTGATGGCGATGCGTTTTTTATATTTAAACCATGAATGTTCGTTCCGTTGGTTGTGGACGTAATACAACATTCTCCGATAAAATCAGCAAAATCTAAAATGGCTCCTTCAGCGTATATGTTTTTATCGGAAATATCAATTGCGGCAGTACATTTATATATCCCTTGTGGAAAAACAATTGTTTTTGAAGCATTTATAGCTGCAAAAATTGCATTGCTGTCATCTGTAATTCCGTCCGCTTTAGCTCCAAACATTTGTGGAGTAGTGTAATCTTTCTCGATATATAACAAAAAATTGTTATCTATTTTATTTTTAGTAATTGCCCCATCCTGTACAGTTGTCGTAGCTTCTGGGTGCTTATTAAGCCATTTTGTTACTGCACTTTCCGTCTGCGCATCTGTCGGTTGTCCCACATCCACCCATTCCACCCCACCAGCCTTTGCCCTTGCTATTTTGCCATCATCATTCGAAGAAGGATTGTCAATTTTCTCTTCCTTTAGCTGCCCAATTCTCTTCGCGATCTCCTCCTCCACCCTCTTTGCTCTGGTTGCCTCCGCATTGACCGCCTCTCCCACCTTTGCCGCATCCGCCGCCTTACCAGAGAGGGAGAGGGTGGGGTCGATGATTTTATCGACAACGGCTTTCGTCTTGCTGACTACAGATTCAACATCTGCAATGCCATTCTCAATGTGGTTCAGCTGCGAAGCGGAAAGCACTTCGCCGTTTGCAAAGTTTTGCTTTTGATAACTCATAGTCAAGATTCCTCCTGTTCTTCAGTAGTAGGTGAATAAACCAGCTGTCCGTTTTGGACTTTATAGGTTCGTAGGAAAGGCCGCCCATCCGGGATGCTTTCCATATACAGGACACCGTCCGGAGTTGGATGTGCGTTGTATGCCGGGTCAACGCTTCCGACGCTCATAATGGTTCCGTCCTCTTTATAGGTAATCATGTACATTTCAAAGTCTCCTTACATCAATCCGTAAACAGCACATGGGACACAACAAGTGTCATGCTTTTCAAATTTCACACCAGTCTGAAAAGCGTTTTCCTTGTAAAATCCACCTTGCCCGAATGTTATCCCGCTATATGAAACGTGGACTCTTCGGACTCTCGGATAGTCCCACACACGGCTTGCAATCGACCAAATTCCATTGATTGGGAAAACGGTATACTGCAAATCGCTTCCGTTCACTCCGCTGCCGTCCAAACCGGTGTAGTATTCACCGAATCCAATCACAATGGCGGAATACTGGCGCAATCGGCCATCGTTGCAGATCACAGCGCCATTGCCAATGCCGCTGCCAGGGTCGCCGTTCTCCCAAATTTTGTCCTGGCAAAGTCCGGAGAATGTAACCTTTCCAGAGGCAATGGTGCAGCTTCCGCTTCCGTCTGTAATGGAAATACCACTGTCTGTAATGACAACTTTGTTATTGCCACGAACAACACGGATGTCTTCGCCGGTGATTTGAACCTTGCCATTCCATCCTTCATGCGTGATAACCAATCCTTCACTTTCGGTAAAGGTCATCATGCTATGAAGTTCTTTTTTTGTCGCCTTCGTCTCAAGACTTTCGTTCGTCTGACGATTGGTGCTCGCCTGCTGGTTGGTAACGCCGCTATTAGACTGTATGTAAGAAGAGCTTGTGACGGTTTCGCCAGCACCGGAAATGGATGTATTGCAGTTCAGCGAAAATGTGACGTTGGTTACAATCGTATTATGGAATGCGCCGTCTTTGTCCTTGTAGCGAATCATATCCATTGGGAACAAATACGGAGCAGACTTTATGGTGGCGCTGTATGGACGGTAAGAGAAGCCGCCTCGTGCGGCAAGAAGTTCCTTCAACACGCCATCATACGAATTGGTTAGGAACCCGCAGTCACTCAAATCAAGCGCATACTCGTTCGTTCCAGCAAGATAGGTGGCTTTGTCACTCACGTCACAGGCAAAGCCGGTGATTGTAATGTCATTCTCCAACAAATCACTGGTGTACCGTTCGTTCATCGTGACGGTGACGGCTGTTTGTTCATACCATTTAAGAACAAGCTGGCCGTCCTCGTTCATGAAAGCACAAGTGCCTGTCAACTGCGCACACCATTGTAAGCATTGACGATAAGTCAACTGCTGTGAGGAAGATGGAAAACCGCCAATACTATACTGATGGTTTGGAAGAACTGTCACATCGGTCAAAAGAGACACGCTGCACAACTCACAGATTTTCTGAATTAGCGCATCGACATGAATCGGAAACGAAATTTTCGAATAATCAACGGCCTTGTCGAACTTGACCATGTAATCAAGGGCAGAAACCGTAATGATTTGCAGCTTTCGAGGAGATGTGTCGATAATGAATCGACCGCATGGAATCCAAACGACCTGTGCCTTTGTTCCTGCATCACCAATCAAATTCTTTCCAAGAATGAAATTGCCAATGCCATTGAGAGCGCCAAGAACGGACTGCCCAAGAACAAAATGACCAAGTGCTGTCGGGTCATCGCTCCAAACGCCGACCTTTACATAGAGCACGGCCCCTTCAAACGAAACGTTGTCAAACTTTCCGTCGTAGTTCCGTAACTTCAAGGATAACTCAGACGCTACCGCAGAGCCGACCTCAATTTTGCTATCGGTCACGCTGTATCGGTCAATCTTTAATCCGCCCTGGACAATGTCCGCTTCGGTGATGGTAAAAGATTCCTTCCCATTGGAAAATTCGATGGCTGCGGTCTGAAGGTTTCCCTCGTTAAAGTAATTTATAACGTCTTGCGATACGTTTACCATCAGTGTGCAGCCCTTTCGATGATATTAAAGGATATCCCTTCCCAACGGCGCATCCGCGAATTGTACATCGGCACGGAGCGGTCGCCAACGTAAAACTCGCTGGTTTTCCACTCGCCAGCCATTGCGTCAAGGTAGGTAACATTGATGTACTCCGGATTGAACGCTTTCAGGATAACAGCGGCTTCTTGAATGGTGGTGTACTTCCATTCAAGTTCAAGCTTGACACACTGGCCAAGCCGTTTTTTATCCATGATGTTTGCTTCCGTTCGGCCAGCATCAGATGCGGAAATATCCTGCAACTTCCACTGATAAGAAGAGGGGCATTTAAGATACTGCCCATCCACGCTCCGAATCGGATTGTACTGGTCGTAGTCCATAAATGCCCCTCCTTTAAGTGCCAATGGGAATGATAGTTTTACCGTTTCTCTGGTTTACCCGGCTGATTGCCTGAGATATGCTGGAAACGGAAATTTCGGAAGTAGATTCCTTTTCAAGCAGAGCCTTCAACAGCTCGTTCTGCTGACGAAGAAGTTCATTCTGCTTGGCCATAGCCGACTCAACACCTTCACGGATGCCCTCGACAATCTGATCGTTATTGGCAACTGCGGTGTGGCCGCCCATGCTACCAACAAATTCCGGACCGGATTCTCTGGCCAAAAACAGCTGCCCATCATCAGGGAAACCGCCGTCGGCGAAACCGAACTTGTTTTTGGCAATTTTGATTACTGCGCCAAATGGGTTAAAAATGTCTGTCAGAGTATCATTGACCGTGTTGAAAACCTTTTCTCCGAAACTCTTGCTGGAATCAGACCAGGTATTCTTCAAGTCCTTTATCCACTGAACATGGCCGGTAATACCAAGACCAAGAGCGGCTCCAACACCAAGAACGCCAGCGCCAGCCGGAAGAGCTGTGCTTCCGATTGCACCGAGCATACTAGCTAGTCCACCGGAAGAACCGGAAGCGCCTCCAACGCCAAGCGCTTTGATTTTTCCGGAGATGAACGTAAGAGCTTCACCAGCTTTGGTCTTAATCAAATCCCATCCGTCTGAAACGATTTTCACGACGCCGGAATCCGCGCCAAACAGATTGGATAAAAATGTCTTTAATCCATTGTAAGCATCCTTTAGGGCTGGAACTTGGTCGATAACCTCGCCAACTTTGGTTTTCAAATCATTGAATGTCTTGATAACATTTTTGATGCTATCAATAGTGCCGGAAAGACTTTTAACGGCAGTCGATACTTTGTCGAGAGCGAGATAAGCTCCTTCGAATGCCTTTTGAATGGCAAGCCCAGCAGCGCTAAGAGCGCCGTTGTAATGGTATTCGTTTTCTACTTCAGCAATGCTACTCTTGACATACGTTTTTATGTCAGAGAAAACGGACTTAAAGGCCTTTTTAGTTTCAACGATAGACTTTGAGGTGTTGGACAAGGCGCTAATAGAATCGGTGAACCCCTGCGAAATCTTCTTGCCGACATCCGACACTGCGTTGATGCCATCCGAGAAATCCGTAAACACAGACTTGATTTTCTTGAGCCAGTCAGACAGACTGCCACCAACATTCGACAGAACATTGCGCAGACTCATGGCGGTCTTTTCGAGGCTAGTTTCGTCACCATTTGCGGTCATGGCAATGTTCGCATCGCCAATGCCATAGTTGTCCTGCGTCAACTGCTGGCCAAGTGCAATCACAGCATCGGAAAGCCCCTGCATCGCCTGTTCAGCCATGCCCTTTGCGGCGGTGATGCCGTTGGCAAGACCCTCTACGAGGTAGCCACCAAGACCGGCAAACACGGTAGAAGGCGAATGAATGCCAAGAAGCGTTTTGAACTTGTCAACGGCAGAATCGGCAATGCCTGTCACGGCACTAATAGCTTTGTCTCTCAAATCTTTAATGCCGTCAATGAAGCCCTGAATCAAATTCTTGCCAGCATCAAAAAACTCTTGTCTCTTTTCTCTGAATTTATCGAGAACGCCATTCACCCACTCTGCGGCAGCTTTTCCGGCTTTAGCTGCACTCTCTTCGATGTCTTTGACTCTTTGGTTAAATGCTTCTCCCACTTTGCCAAGGGATTTTTTCAGATCGGAAACGTTTTGATTCGTTTGGTCAATCAATCCGTGAATCAAAGAATTGTTTTGCCAATAATCCGAAGCAAACGTCGTAAGACTGTTCCAAGATTTTCCGACATTTTCTTTGAATCCATCCCACTTTTTGCTCCACCACGAATTGAGTGCTTCCAGTTTTTCATTAAAAGTGTAATTAAAAATTTCAAAAGTAGAATCTATGCCTTGCTCAGCCATTTTGACTTCATTATCGGAAAATCCAAGATTTTTTAACCGATAATGAATAGCAAGGGTGGTGTAACCAGCATCTTCGTATCTTTTGATGTAATCTTCGATTTCTTTAATGCGGTCTTTCTTTCCGAATGTAACGCCCAATTGTTCCAAGACAACGCCGACGCCCACACCCAAAACGAGAGCTGCGCCAGCAACAGGAACAGAAGCACCAGCAGCCAGAGCTAACGTTACACCAGTAAATCCACCGGCCGCAGCAGTCAGTGCAGTAAGCAGAGCGTCTACGGAATCACCCGGATTTATGGAACCGCCTTTCGTTCCGCCGTATGTAATAGCCGACAAAGCGAGAACAGCACCAACGGAAATGCCAAGAGAAAAACCAGCAGCGGTTTTAGTAAACACTGCACCTGCAATTCCAGCCGTCACAGCGGCACTGATTCCTTGAAGCCAAACAGATGCGTCGGTTGCTTTTACAACACCTTCGGACAAGTTTGTCTTGATGGACTCAAGCTGTGCGACTGCGTTTACAACAAGCGCAAGAGAAGCGCCTTCCGGCCCCAACAAAGCATAGCCGCCAATCGCCGCGGCTGCGGCGGTGAGCCATTCGCCAAACAATTTTGTTGTGTCGCCGGTTTTTAGGAAGCTATCGGAAAGCTTTTGTGTAATGGCCCACTCCACAACAAGAACGGCAACCATAGCTGCTGCTTTTTGAATGCTATTCATGCCATCAATAACTTGTCTAATTTGCTTGATAAAGTTTCCAAGCTGCCAAACGGCAAATGCACCGGCAACGGCTTCAATTATGGGAAGTAAGCCTTTAATCTTCTCTTTGATTTCATCAACGGAAGAACTAACATAGTTCTTGAACATATCGTAGCCGGACAGGTCTACATCGCCTAAGATGTTGCCAGCAACGCCAGCACCAGAACCAGAGCCACCGGAAGAACCATTGTCCTTCTGGATAACGTTCAGCTCGTCAAAGCCCATGATGTAGTTCTTGAACGCTTTTGCAGCTTTGCCGGTCGCTTTGGTGGTATTGTCCATCGCATCCGTGACGCCGCCAACAGCATCGCTTGCGCTGCTAAAATCGGGGAACTCCACCTTAACGCCCATTAACGATGCGATGCCGGTCACAAGCTCTTTGACCAGTTCAACGGCTGCGATCAGCGGCGGGAGGATGGATTTCAGGGCGGGGTAGAGCAAAGAACCAACGGCGCGAGCCAGACTGTTCAGCTGTGCCTGCAAGATACGAATCATATTGGCAGGGCTGGACAAAGTTCGGGCAAAGTCTCCCTGTGCATCGGTTGTCTGCTTCATAATGGCAATGTACCGCAGAACAGCCTTATCAGCCTGAGAGAGGGTAGAAACGCTCTGAGAATAGCCAAGATTGAGCAGTTCCTGCTGCAACCGTGCGTTAGAAATATCAACGCCCAGACGGCGAATAGGTTCCAGCTCACCAGAGATAGCTGCCTGAATCTTCGTAAAGGATTCCGCAACAGGGATATTCTTCAAAGAAGCGAGGTCATAGCCAAGCTGCGTCAGGTTTTTCGACAGCACATACGCCTTGTCGCTTGCCATACCAAACGAGGTAGTCAGACCCTGAATCGTTGCCATGTTGTTCATGGCTTCGGTGGGGTCAATGCCAAGCAGGGTCTCCATCTTGTTGATGAACGTGCTTGCTTCGCCTGTCAGTCCTTTCATGGACACGCCAAACAGGTTTGCGGCTTCATAGTAGCTGTTGAACTTCTCCGCTGCGTTGCCAAGATAGGTTGCAATGGCTTTCAGCGAGACCAGCTTTGCGGCAGAACGCATGAAACCGTTTAGCTGGCTGGAAAGGCTCATGTAGCTTTTTTTCTGCCGTTCGTTGGCAGCAGTCACACGGTTAGCCTGCGTCACGACCTTGCTTAACTGTGGGGGCAGCTTTGCAAAGGCATTACCCACCTTGTCAAGCTGAGATGCAAGGGGAGTAAGGGCGTTCATAATCTCTCGAATATTGTCGCCCAAACCCTTGTAGTCAGCCTTGTTTGTCTCCGCAATGACGGTTGGAATGCGCCGAAGCGTGTTTACCATCTTTGTCAGACCGTCCGGGACGGTGACGGTAGGTAACGTGTTAAACGATGCCAACACTGCTTTCGTCTGTGTCAAGTCCGAATTGACGGAATCCATACCGCTCATAGTGTCCGGAATTTTCTTCAATGCGTTAATGGTGCTACTCAAGCCTTTTGGCGCTTGAATAGTAGACAACGAATTGAAAGAATCCGTTACATCACGCAGAGAGTCCAGAGCATCAGAATAATCACCAATTCCAGACAAAGCATCTGGAATCTTTTGGATGCTCCTTGAAAGAATGTTGATGCTCTTTGCGCTATCGCTGGCGTTAACTTTCGTAATGCCCTCGATAAAGCTGGTGACTTTTTCCAGACCGTTAAAATCTCCCTGCGCGGACTTTAACGCAGTGAGGGAATTGGTGAGCTTATCCAACCCATCAATTACCTTCGACACGTTACCCTTCGTCCGCAAATTAGAAATGGCGGTAGTGAGCTTGTCAATATTAAGCTCTGCGCCCTGCGATTCCGCAGAGATTTCTACGGACAAGCTTGTAATATCAACATCAGCCATTGCTACCACCGTCCTTATGATTCATCATAGAGAACATTGCCCTCTTGATGCGTTCTTGCGCTTCCATTGCGCGTTGGTATTCGTACTCGTCCTGCTCTTTCTGCGTGAGCGGAATCGGTCTGTCCATGTATTTGATTGGGCTAGACTCTTTCTTGCGGAAAATATTGCCAACCGTAGAGGAAAGTGCAGATGCTGTGTAAAAGCCGTTTCTCCATGCTTCAACATTGGCTCTGCGAGCGCGTAGTTCTTCCGCGTCACGGTAGACTTTTGCAAGCCAAACATCATCACGCCAGAACTGGTCATAGGTCATGCCAATGGAAATGTAATAGGCTTCTACATCGTGGAACAGCTTAGACACAGAGAATGGCTCTGTGCGACTGTCCGGTTCTTGAGACTGTGAAGTTACACAATCTCCCACGTTGCGTTTTTTGCGGTTTTGTCCTCTTCATCGGTGGCAATCAGCGCCTTGATAGAATTCGCGTACATCTCCATCAGGGCAGCTATCAGACCTTCCTTGTTTTCGGTATGCACAAGCATATCATCGACCGTCTTTCGGTTGATGCCCTTGTTGCGTGCGATGAACGCACCATAGAACAGAGCGGAGGTGTTCTTGATGGGGTTGATGCCGTTGGAGAACTCGTAAATCTGGAAGCCGTTGCGCTCAGTGGCTTCGGCGCTCTCGCGGGTGAAAGTCAGCTCATAAGTGTTTTTGCCATCGGGGGAATGAAAATTGATAACCTTTGCAGCCATAATAAATGCTCTCCTTTATAAATAGGAGCAGAACCAAATCCGTTGTTCAGTTCTGCTCGTTTTGATTGATTCGATTTGTACGGATTAGCCGCCATTAATGGTCAGGCTCTCGCTGAACTTCGGGGTAGAGTGGAAGATGCAATTGATGGTCATTTCCACGACCTCGTCTACGCCAAAGCCGGACAGACCGACCTGATGCATACCCTGCCAAGTGAAGCCGGAACCGTCCTGCATTTTCAGGGCGTAGTACTTGTCCACGTTGCTCTCAGAGGTATCGTCATAACCAGCAGCCTTGACGGCGGCGTAATCGGTCTTGTTGTAGTTGGCGGTAAAGGCTTTGGTGTCAGCCTGAACAATGCCAAAAATCTGTTTCTGCATGCCATCAGACAGGGTGGTTGCATCCAGAAGATTCGGGTCGGAGATCAGGTCAGGCACATCCTTGATGTCGCACAGCTTCGTCAGAGTGGTTGCGCTTTCGCCACAGTAAAGGGTAGTGTTCAGACCGGAGATAGCAGTACTCATAGAATGTTTACCTCCTTAGTTTCGGTAAATCATTCCGTCCTCTCCGATTGTTGCCCCATAGCTGCAATCAATCCGATAGACGGAATTGTTGTACAGCCCATTCAACGGGGCAAACGATTTTCGATAGAAATTGAGCGGTTCCAACACAGAATCCACGATGCTCACAATAGAGCGGGCTTCTGCAATGCGTCCGCTGGTTTTGTTGGAATAGACCCGCACACGCAGAGAAACGGCAGCGTACTTGCTTCGGCTGGCAGAATCCCGATGAACCGGGAGGTTGCTGTTTTCCTCTATCTGCACACACGGAAACTTCTTGACATTGCTGTCGTTGATTTCACCAGTGACGAAGATGCCGGGTACTTGCTTTCGCAGTTCCTTAGCAACAACCGTGAAGATAGAATTGAAATAATCAATCAACTATTCCAAACCTCCCTCCACGTTGCTTCGACTTGAGAAGCCATTTCCTCAACAGCTCCCCACATAGCCATAGCTGCATCGTTACCGCTGGTGTAATTCAACTGCCCCTTGCCTGGAACGGTATCCACATAGGTTCCGGCATTGCCGGGGTCGCCGTAGTAGTACCAGCGCTTATGCTTGCCGTTTTCCTTACCGTATGTTCCATGCTCACCAATGTTGTCAGGCAAAGGGAGCGGGCCGACCGTTCCGGCAGCGCCCCATCCCTGATGCGTAACGCCGGTGCCAAATTCGATGTGAGCAACCGCCTTGCCCTCTGCAACGATGGTACAGGTCTTGTCTTTCTGGTTGATATGGCACTTCACATCGTTCGAGCCAGCGTATTCGGCGTTCTCGAAGCGTATCTTTGCGACTTCAAGCCCAAGCCAAGAAAGACGAAAAGCAAGCGCTCTAGCTTTCTTGTTCAGGGTGGTCTTGTACTCCTGTATCTGACGTTCCGCATCACGAAGTCCGGCATCGCTCAACCTCACTTTAATTTTCACTTGCAGCCACCTCTTTCAGCGCATACAGCGTATCTGTAATATGCTCTGCGACCTTGACCACGGTGTAATTGAAAGGCTTTGAAACATCCGTCTGAAACCAGACGTGTGTACCTTCGTAAAGCGGTGTGTTGCGCTTTTTGCTGGACAAACTGACAACGTAGCTGTAATCCGTGAACGCTCCAAAAGGGTTTGCTTCCGCAGAACCAGTAGGGGGACTGACGTTCAGCATCAGTTTTGCGGGGTCGCTCCACGATTCGTATGTGGATTCGCCAGTCTCGTTACCCCACTCGTCCACAACAGGCGTTTTTTTGCCAACCGGGTTTGAATACCACAGTGGGCGTTTATCCAGCGGGCTTCCATTGAACATTAGCCGATAACACCTACTCTCGGAACCACTTCGTTCAGCAGGGACTGCGCTACATCAGAGCTTTCCCACACACGAGTAATGCCATTATTGGTATAGCTCGTCTGTCCGTTTGCGCCGATGTGGTTGTACAGTTCCGCTGCAATGCGTATCTGCAACGACTGATACTGCAAGGGCAACTCGTCCGGTCTGTTGCCGAAGGGATAGCCCTGTGCAAATATCTTGTCTTTGGCAAAGTCAAGCAGCAGGTCGAAGAGTGGGTAGTCCTCGTCCGTGATTTCACGGTCAAGTGCAGGAGCAATATACTGCCCCAGCTTGACTGCCGCTTCGGAATACTGGTCTCCCATGCTGCTTTCCTCCTTTCGCCTTAGTAAGCCTTGATGCAGTACACAGCGTCCATGCGCTCAAAGGACGGCAGGACGATTTCGGAAGCGTAGACATTGGCATTGACCGGATGAACGGTCAGCTCGGTGGTGATGGCAACACCGGTGTTCACGATGGACACGGATGCGCCGGACTGACCAGACAGAAGATCGGCTTCCTCAGGAGTAGTGCCGTACCAAGTGCTGCCCAGAGCGCCGGAAGGAGCAACCACCACCATGCCATCGGGCAGATACTTCTCGCTTGCGCTGTACTGGTCTGCCTTGAACATCTTGTCATACAGATGGATGGTCAGACCGGTCGCAGATTCGACAATCTGCCGTGCTTCAGCGTCCAGCAGAACGGCGTTTGCCTTTGCGGTGACGGTCATGAACCGATTCTTCACCTCGTCCGCAGCAATCATGTTGCGGAAAGTAGCGGTGTTCATGTACACCTCAGTCACGACCTCGCCAACGCTTGCCAGAACAGCATCCTTTGCAGCGTTCAGGTCTGCAATAGGGGTGGCGGTGGACGCAGACCACTTAGACTTGGCGACACCACTGATATCCTTAAAGTTGGTGGATTTCCAGCCGCCGTCCGGGTCGTAGTTGTAGGTGTAGTTCACACCGTTTGCCTTGATGGCGATGCCGGGAACGCCGCTGGTAGGAGCCAGAAGCTGCCAAATCATGCGCTCAGGAACGATACGTGCGCCAGTTATAAGCTGCGCGGTGTCATCGTACAGACGGTTCATTACGTCACGAGCATAAGGGTCGTTGCTGTCCAGAACACGAAGGATTTCCTGACGGTCTTTCTCGCCCAGATGGTAGCCCTCGCGGAAGAACGGCATTTCGGTTTCATCAAACTTGAAGCCCTCACGGGTGCGGAACGTAGCCTTTGCGTCAAATGCGCTGGGCATCAGGGAAACGCCAACGCCCTTGTGACCACGCAGCCACTTCAGGTCAAGCCCAGCCTTCTTCTTTGCAGGGAACAGTGCGTCAGATGCGAAAGGCATCGCATTGGTGGGGTCATTCGTCCAATAGGCGGCAATCGCAGCCGGGGCAAAGACTTCCTTAAGATTCAGTGCCATGTTGTTTTACCTCCTATCAAGCGTTCACGCTGATGTTGTCGCGGCAGAAGATGCCGGGAACGGCAGTCTTAAGCGCCTTGATCGCGTCAGTGTCAAAAGTGAAGCTGGAACTTGCCGCTGCCTTCTTGGTGTCGATAACGCCACGAATCAGAAGAGAAGCGTTGGGGTTCTCTGCCGGGTCAACGTCATACAGCAGGATGCCGTCAGCGTTGATGGTCTTAGAACCAGTCTCGCCAGCAGCAACAGCTTTCTTGCCAGCCAGCGTCATGGGATAGCCAGCCTTAACCGCAACAGTTTCGGTCACGGTAAAGGGGATGGCGGTGTAGTCATTGGAAGCAAGGATGGTATCGTTAATTCCGTTGACTGTGTTTCGGGTAAACTTCATGTTTTCCTCCTTGTTAATGGAAAGCACTCATTGCGTCACTCGACGCCTTAGAAGTGTTTGCGTTCTGCTGTGCAAGGCTCTTAGCAAACGCCACGCCCTCACTGTCAGAGCCGCCATTGCCATCCGCGCCCGGAGGTGTGGGCATATCCTTCAGCAGAGAAGCCTTGTATGCGGTGTCGTGGGCGGTCATGAACTCCGACTGGAACTTAAACACCTTGTCCATGTCACCGTCAGCCAGTGCAGATGCAGCCTTGCCAGCCAATTCAGCGTCATAACCCTGTGCAACGAACTTCTCACGGTAAGATGCAAGGGTCTTTTCCTTGACGAGGTTCTCTTTGTCGGCAGTCAGGGCTTCAATCTGCTTCTGCATTTCTGCCAGCTTATCAGCCTGTTCCTGTGCGGCGTTCTCGTCATCGGTGCGCTTTGCCTTGAGCTGCTTCTTGTACTCGGCTGCTTCACCGTTGGCTTTCGTCACGGCGTTGCGCAGCTTCTCGACCTCTGCGTTAGGGTCTGCAACCTTTTCCAGCGCAGAAATGATTTCATCGGCGGTCATGCCTTCTTTGTAAGCATCACCAAGCAACACATTGAGTTTCATATCGTTAATTTCCTCCTGCGTTTTTTTACCGTTGCTTCCCTGCAACGCTGCGAAATTTGTATCCCGGCTTCCCTGCCGGAATATGCAAAGGGTTATTCGCCCTCTGTTTCTTTATTAGTGCTGTCAGCCTGTCCGTCTGATGTTTTGTTGGCATCAACAACTTGTTCAGGCTGTTGCTCCTGCGGCTTCGGTGCTTTCCCGTTCTCGCCCAGCTTGCCAGCGGCAATCAGGAAGGGCTTGCTCATTTCGTAAGCAGCCTGCGGGTCAGGGAACAGACCGGGCGTAGTGAACGCCAACTGCGGGTCAATGCTCTGGCCAAGCATCTGTGCGAAAATCTGAACCTTGCTCTGCTGGTTGTCGTACTGACGGCGCGGCAGTTTGATGTTGATGTCACTTGCCATCAGCTTAGAACCAGCCGCATCGCGCAGGATTTTCAGCATCACAGACAGGCTTTGTCGTTCCGAGAACTTGAACATATTCTCGTACTGCTGCGCCCTTGCTTCTGTGTGATTCCAGCCGTTGCGAACGATAACTGCACCCACGTTGTCAGACGTTGCGTTTTCACTGCCGGTAGCACTAGGCATGGCAGTCAGGCTGCGGTACACGTTCAACATGGAATCAAGCAATGTCTGGCTCTGCTGCTGGTCAAGCTCGTTTGCAATCTGCGAAACAGATGCGGGCAGACCAGAGGTAGATTTCAGGCACATTGCGCCCAGTTCCTTGACCTGCTTTAGAGCATTTTCGTCCACAAGGCAGTTGGTGAACACCATAATGGACTGGATGAACTGCGCCACACCGTCTAGACGGTTGCTTTCAAGGTCGTTGATGGCATCCAGCACAGGAATAGCCGGTTCAAACAGACCCATCCGCTCCGGGTTCAGCTTGTATTCGACCATCGGCAGCATTCCAAGAGAATGATTCTCCGATTTTGTGACCTTGCCGTTGTCTATTTCAAAGTACTGGTTTGGCGTGTACACGCAAATCAGGTCGTTCAGGTCATTCTGATAATTGCGCGGGATGTGCAGCACGTTGGCAATCGGCTTGTGCCCGATACCGGAGTTGTAAATCACATACGTCATGTCCGGGTCGGGAACGTCCACCAGCAGTGGCGTTTCGTCCGGGTAGTTGCCGCCATACCCCTTGTCAGGAAGAACAATGCGGTATCCCTGTCCGCACTCCAACATCCACTGCCAGAGCCGCCGATCAAGCGCATCCTTGCCCTCATACTGCAAGGCGTTGGACAGGCGGGCGATTTCCTCACCGTCACCTGTTGCCGTTTCAGACCGCACATAAGAGCACGGAGTGCCGCTCATGTAGCCGGTGTAGAAGCCCACGCACTCGTTGGCGTGGTTCTCTACAATGCGGTTTGTAATTTCAGCGTGGTATTCTTTCGTGCGATGGAGGACAGGCTGACTGCCCAAGTAGTAGTTGTGCAGAAAGCGAATCTCATTCTTGTTCAGCAGATGAATAGGCTCTGCCTTACCCATTACCACTTTCAGCACGTTCTCCCGATTGATTTCCGTCTCCGGCGTTTCAATCGGTCTGCGTCCGGTCAGCGGATTATTCAAAAATCCGCCAACGACCATCTGATACTCAGCCATGCGTTCCTCCTTTCCGGCAAAATAAAAAGCGCAGCAAGACAAACCTGTTAAGGTCTATCTCACTGCGCTTACAACTGCGCTTCAAAAGCTATTCAGTTCTTGAACTTCGGCACGGAGACCCACGTTTCTTTTGGAAGATTGGAATCTCCAATTGTAATCCAATGGCAAAGGGGGCACAGAAGAGAGAACTTGCCTTCCACTTCGCCAAGATAACGTCCGCAATCACACGGATTGCCGTTTGCGTCTTTTTGAGGATGTTTACACCTAACTTTTACTTTCATCTGCGCTCCTTTCGTTATATTCCTGGAAACAGGCTGTTGAGCACAGACCTGTCAGAAGCTACTGGGAAACTGTTCGCACTTCCAGCCGTGCTATTCTTCGCCCGAAGAAAACCATTGCAGCTGTTTCATTCTGCTGTCGGACAGACGTAAAACGGGAAGCTGCAATTTTGGTGCTGCATAATGGATTTGAACCAATGTATGTCCGGTTATGAGCCGGATGCTCTAGCCATACTGAGCTAATGCAACATAAAAACCTGGCTTAATTGGAGCCATTGCTCTTTGCAATGTGAAAAATCTAAAGACATTACATTGAGAGCCAGGAATAACGGCAGAGGTATTATCAGGAGAATATATCCACGCAAAGCAAGAGAATCGTTGTGCTGCGTAGCGGGTTTGAACCGCTTCGTGTCAGTTGGGGGAGTACAAACAACGTTTCGTCCACTCGAAAACGCAACATATAATCCCCGCGACAGAGAAAGGCAGCTGTCGCGGGTGAGTGAGAAAGGAGTGTAATGCAACAAACTGACGAGTAAAAATGACTAAAACCACGTCAATGCAATACATAGAGGAAGCTGCAAATCTTCCTATTTATATTTTAAGCCAAAATGCAACCCAAAATCAAATTTTTGTTTCCAAGCACTGCTATATATGACACTTTTCTCAAAAAGGCCTCTTGACAGGCTCAATTTTACTGATTCCGTTGTACAATTCATCGGAAAGTTGTGCCAGACTATCCGGTGCATCATCGTGCGGAACTTTACCAAGCTGCGTGAACATCGTCACCTGCTCCATGAACGCCTTGTACTCTTTCGACTGGTGCTTCTCGTCAAGGAAGTAGAACCGCTTGATGTCCGGCGCATACTGGATGATTCTGGATAGCTTGCTTTGACCGCTGGGCGCACGCTGGCTGCGGACAGAACAGTGGTATCCCTGCTGCCGGAGTTGGCTGTCTACCACATCGCAATATTCATCACCGCCGTTGTTGGCTTCTCCGCGCACCACATTGATTTTGTGCTGGATGATTTTGCCCACGACTTCCGGTCTGGTCACGGTCTTGTCGCCGTTATTGAACACAAGGTCAGGGATGAACACGGCATCGCCGTACACATAAGCGATAGGACAGGCGGTGAAGTCACCGCCGCCCCATGCAATATCCATGACCATGAGCTTGCGATCAGGCTCGCCATCAGGCAGAACGCCGTTGTAATATCGCAGTTCATCGGCAGGGAACAGTAGACCTTCACGCACATAGGGCTTACCCATGTACTTTGCCCACCATGTTGCATCGTCAATGCTTGCTTTCATATCGGCATAGTAGGCATCGTCAAATCCCACGCCGTAGTCATAATTGAAATTGCTGTGTCCGTTCTCGTCCACAGCGGGAATCACCCGAAATCTGTACTTTGGATTGTCTGCATACTGGTTCTGGATGCGTCCCAGAGGGTCAAGCACGTTCCAGCGTGTACCGACCATCAGCTCCAATGCGCCCTGCTTTTTACGGTCTTTCAGCTGGTTTAGGTAGGCATCATACTTGTTGTTCAGACGCTCAACGTTCAGGCTTTCCTCCAAGTCCTCGATCAAGTCATCGCTGTACAGAACGCCGCCCTCGCCGATTTCAACAGCACCAGTCAACGTGCCGCCGATTGAGCGGCAAGTCAGGGTGGGGAAACGCTTCTTTCGGTTCAGGTCAACGCTTTCGTCCTTTGCGCTCTTGTCCACAAGCTGAACGTCAGGGAAGATTTTGCCCCAGTTGTAGGTCACAGGGTCAGTGATGATAGACAGCACTTCGCCATAGAATCCATTCGTCAGCTTGTCGGAGTGTCCGCTCATAACCGATGCAACGTCCGGGCGGTTGCCCATCAGCCATGTGATGAAAAAGATACACAGGGTGCTGTTGTGAGTAGGAATCAGACGATTCCCGGCACAGTACACGCCACCCTCAACCTGAATGCAATTGCCCTGCTTCGGCTCGATGTGCTCAAATCCACAGAACGCCACACGGCGAGGTTTAGAGAACTCCTTTAACTGCTTGCGAGGAACAACACAAGGAATGGGGCAGGTAGGATTAAAAGAGATGGAATAGACTGTCAGATTACCTTTAATGCCACTAGACGATACACGAGGTGGATATTCCACCACGCTACATCTCCATCCAAAGGTAGAAACCAGCGTGACAAAATCATCTCTCATTTGCGGCTCTGTGGTAGAAAAAGCGTACCGATGCTCTTTTGCCCGTAACGTACCGTCTGTATCGAGCAGACCAGCAAGCAATTCCATACGCTGTGCAATGCTGGCTGTAAAGTATTCTTCTGGGATATGCTTCACGCAGCGGCGATGACTATGGCACATATCGCCTTTTTGAAGTGCTTGTCGCAAACCAGAGAATCCGTAGTACTCAACACCGGTGTCCTTGTGAACCGTATGCCAACTAACCGGGTATCCATCGTTAATGACGCGCTCGACAATCACTCGATCACAAGGAGGTTCACAAATATCCGGGTGCTGATTGCGACCATCGCCAAGCCATGCGCCCAATGTGTACGGCTCAACAGGCAGTTTCTTATATTCTCCCTCGACAAAATTTTTGAACGGAACCTGATAGCAGAATCTTATACCGTCCTTTGTGTCGGCAACATAATCCTCCATCATCCGCTTAGTTTCGACAACATCAAATCCGTTCTTATGGCGGTTAAAGACCGGCCACTCGTGGTTTTCGTGGCAGTCAATGTATGTGCCGTCAGAGAAATGGCAACGCACATCAAGCTGGCACTTAGGCGAAACGGCCAGCACTTTTACAAACTGACCTTTCGGGCTGATAACTTCATCGCCGACCTGCAAATCGCCGTGATTCTTCCAGCCACTTCTCGTTAAAATCGGCGTATCATCACTCAAAGCCTTGCCAACGCGAGCAGGTAGACTAACTCCCAAGAAGTCAATCCGCTTATAAAACAAGTCCTCAAGGTCGTCCGCCAGCACTTTCAGAACCCTGCGTCTCGGCTGATAGAACTTCTTTTCCGGCGCACGATTCCATTCAAGGTAGATGCAATAGCTGTCGAACACATCCTTTGCTTCAAACAGGTACGTCCGACCGATAATGTCATAGACCTTCGCCACGTCCTCGCCTGTTTTCATCTTGCCCATCATGGCTGCACAGATAGAGCGCAGCTCACCAGAGTACTTGTAGGCGTCGAATCGCTTGTCCTGTGACAGGGCATCTCTCAGGTTCACCACCGCCTGAAACCAGTCCTCATAGACCTGTGCTTCGGTCGGATTCTGTTTTGCATACGCTTTGATGCTGTCAATGATGGCGATACACTGCTTTGGTTGCATAAAAAAATAGGCACCCCCTACCTGAAAATGTAAAGAGTGCCTACAACTGCACAAAAATCAAATATTCGGTTTTATAATGCGATTTCAGAAACTTTATTTCTCAAAATCAATTAAAAGAACTGCCCGACCGTTTCTAACCCTTTTTCTACCTTCTTCATTATGCTGTTTTCGGAGAGATACTCCATGCCTTTCAAGGTAATCTGCGGGTGAATCGGCTCTACAATATGCGGGAACTTGTTCGTCAGGTCTTGCGTGTAGACCAGACCGCGAATGAAACCGTTCATTTGCAGTTCAATCATAATCTGCTCCCAATCAGAGACCTTCATCTTCATTGCTTTTGCAGAGATAAGCTCATAGTCAAATTCTTCATCGCCCTTGTGCTTATCCAGCAGTTTGAGAATCTTGTAAATTGCATTAAAATTGTCCATAAGCCGCTCCTTTCGACCTTCTCAGGTCATAATCTGCAAACATAGACACCGCAATCTTCATAGCTTCTTCTATGGCTGGTGCTTTGATAAAGATTCGGCATCCAAACAATACGCTGCTTGCTCTGGTCTTGTTGCTTTCAGGAATAACGTAAATTTTACCGCCCTCACGCTTTACAAGCCACGTCCGTTCTGGTTCTTCGCCCTTTTCTGGTTTCCGTCTGAATGCTTCTACCGGCTCACTGTCAACGTATGCTTCAACTCTAGCGCCGTACATCTCTGCAATTTTCTCTGCACGTTTTCGGCTTTTGGTCAGAGTGATGATATGATATGATATTCGTCCTCTCCACCACTCGTTACTGCGTAAAGTTTTCTAGCCATACTTTCACCTGTTCTGTTCAGAAATCCGATACCATGTCTGGCGGGTCACGCCAAGTTGCTTGGCAGCGTCCGTGACCGTGAGAATGCGCTTCTCAACCTGCTCATGGAGAATGTCAAAGAGGTTACGGTCATACTCAGTGGGCTTGCGGCCTTCCCTGTAATCAGGGCGCTGACCGGCAATCTTCTTGCCCTCTTTGGTACGCTCAACAATCATGTCGCGCTCAAACTCGGCAAATGCAAGCATCACCGTGCGAATCAGCTTACCAGTAGGTGTATTGTTCATCACGCCCATGTTAAGAATGTTCACGGACACGTCTTTTGCAAGCAAGCTGTCAATAATTTCAATGCCGCCCTTCACGGAACGAGCAATACGGTCAAGCTTTGCCACCATCAGCGTGTCTCCCGGCTGGATTTCAGCCATCAGCTTGTCAAGTTCCGGTCGATGCAGCTTCGTGCCGGTATAAACATCCGAAAAGATTTTCTGCGCGCCGTTAGCTTTCAGAAGTTCAGACTGGGCTTCAAGACTGTTGCCGTCAATCGCCTGTCCAGCAGAACTGACACGAGCGTAACCGTAAATCATTCAGAATCACCGTCTCTTTCAAGAACTTTAAGAACAAACTCATCCGACGCAACATCAGCACCAATAGGCTGAATCACGATTTGGTATTTCATTTCTTCCAAAAGCATCGCCATTGTGGACAGCTTCAAATCATCCGCATTAACACGGTTTGTCACATAAGAAGAAACTTCATATTTCATTTGCCTTGCAAGAGATGCAGAAGTATATCCTCTGATTTTCATAACGGAGCGAAGAATGTCCCCGGAATTGACTTTATTTTTGGTAGCGCCGCCCTTTTTCTTCTCTGCCATTTTCACCAAACCTCTCTTTCGATTTGATTATAACACATTCTCATGTTAATGTCAACACATTCTTATGTTTTTTATTATCACTAGGTTGGAAGATTTCCGGTAAACTTTTTTATAGCTTTACGCATTGTATATTCTTGTTAGTGCCTTACGAATTATCGAAAAATACACTTCAGACAACTGCCATTAAAGTAAACTAATTTGTTTACAAAAGCACTATCAAATAACGTAAATTTACGTTAGAATGCGTAAAAATCAGAAATATCTGATACAAATTATACAAATTGGGCTGTTGACAACTATATACCAAGCGTCTATAATCTAAGACAGCAGAACACACGATGAATCAGCCAGCAACGGCAGATTTATCCTTTGTGGCATAAAAAATAGGCCATCAGCACCACCGACCAAAGTTGCACTGATGACCTATTCCACCACAAAACAGAAGCTGCGCAACCAAGGGCGCAGTCTCGGTTTCTGTCAATTATTATAGCAGAAGCAGACCGCTTCTGCAATAGAAAGGAGCAAAAAACATGAAATTTCCCACGACAACCGAAGAATTTCTGAAAACCCTTGCACACGGCAAAGAGCCGACTAGCGAGGATAGGGAGTACGCAGAAGCGCTGGGTAAGCTGTCCGAACTGAACTACCGGGCAGGGTACGAAGCCGGAGCAGCCAAAAACAACAGTTAAATTTTGTGCAAGTCTACAAACTTTTGGATTTTGTACAGATACCAGTACTACATTAAGCGTTTGCGTAATTGATAAACCACAACATATTGCATATACTGGTTGCACTTACATGAAGGGAGGTGAGTTTATGTACAGTCCTTATCTCGAACGGCACAATCACACGTTCACTGTTGCACTGACCGAACGGCAGTTCCAGTGGCTGAAAGCCTATTGCACCGAACACAAGGTCGCACAGGCAGCAGCCATCCGTGACACGTTCTTTGAAGTGCATCCAATCCCGGAGACCAATGAAAACGAAAAATGATACGCTCGCTAAAGTTTGGCGACCACAGCGAACGTATCATCAAAACCACTGGAACAAGCTGTTCCAGCCTTATTATAGCAGGAATTGGCTTGTTCCGCAAGAACCATAGGAGTTTTTATGGAACAAAAGGTTAAATATGCTATCAATCTTATCAGCGAGAACGGACAGGTTGTCGTTTCCAGTCGTGAAGTAGCAGAGAATTTTGGAAAAGAGCACAAGCACGTTCTTCGCGACATCGAAAACCTGATGGGAGGAGAGCCCAAAATTGGACTGTCCTCTATGTTCTTCAAATCGGAGTACCTTTCAGTCCAAAACAAAGTGCTACCTGAGTATCTGATGAATCGCGATGGGTTTACGCTCCTTGCTATGGGATTCACTGGCAAGGAAGCCCTTGAATGGAAACTCAAGTACATTGATGCTTTCAATCAGATGGAGCAGAAGCTCACCAACCCAGAGCCTGAATCCACAGAGATGCTATTGAGCCGCGCTCTGATTGCTGCCAACAGTGTTATAGACACGGAGCGCAAGAAGGTAAAGGCTCTGGAAGCAGAAAATGCCAAGATGAAGCCTGATTCTGACTACGCAAAGGCTATGCTGCTTTCCGATGAAAGCCTGACTACCACGCAGATTGCCATGAACTACGGCATGAGCGCACGAAAGCTAAACCAGATTCTTAGAGGGCTTGGCATCCAACATACTGTAAACAAACAGTGGATTCCTTACCAGAAGTATCTTGGCAACGGATATGTTGTCGGCCACCCGATCGAGCTGCCGAACGGCAAGACGAAAGAGGTCACTCGCTGGACAAGAGCCGGTCAGAAGTTCATTTACAGCAAGCTCAAAGAAGCGGGCTATCTGCCTGTTGGCGAGCAGATTAGAATGGAGACGTGCTGATGGACTACTCGGAAGAAATGTTTCGGCTACAAGCTGAGAATGAAGAGCACAAAGCCGTTTTAGAAAAAAGCCATGAAATCCTTAATCAGACATTAGAAATCATCATGCCAGAGGATAAGCGGTCAAGAGAGGTTGTAAGTGTAGCGCTAGCAACGTCCGTACAACATTTTTGCGAGGACAGCTATTCAATGGGATACAATGATTGTTTGCTCGACATTCTCAGGGAAAAGGAAGAAGTCAGCGCTCCTATCATGTTTCCAACACTTAAATCGTAAATAGCCCATAAGAAAAGCCAGTGGTTAGAGAACATCTAGCCGCTGGCTTTTTATTTACGGAACTATGAATCGGCAATCAGTGAATTTGTTTCCGTCAAAATCACCGACGAATGTAACGGTCTGGCCGGGAGAAAGCATAGAAATCTTGTCTTTTTCGTTTTCCGGGAATCCAGCCATATAAACGGTATAACCAATGCTGTGAGAAGTGACGAAGTTCACACTGAACATAACAGTGTACGGATTATCTAACTTAATCATTGCGTCTGATACACTGTTGACTTGATATGTCACCTTATATTGCTTACCAGCGTATTTGTCTTTTGCCTTTACAGCGTTGTCGGCCGCCTGTTTTGCATAGTCATCCAAATCAAGCGTTGGAATATCATCATCTGGGTTATGCGAAGAAGCACTGGATGCCACCTTCTCACTGCTTGCGGGTTCAGAGCTTATAGGCTGTTCAGATTCGGATGCCGCTTTTTGAGATGTCGGAGTGCTGCTTGCTGAGCTTTCGGAAACTTCCTCAATAGAGCTACCATCCAGTTCCGTTTCCGTAGACTTGGCGGAGGAAGATGTAACGCCGGAGCTTGCCGATTCATCATGTGATGGCTCTGGTGTTACAGCCAAACATATAACAAGAACTGCAAATGATACAAAGAAAGCAATTAACATCCGATTGTCTTTCTTATGCGTTGCTTTGTTGTAAAGACACAGTGCTCCAAACACAGGCGTTGCAACCAGAGCAATCATTCCAAATAAGGCGTACATTTTTGTAGACTCCTCCCTTTCAAGGCTTGTAAGGCAAGTATAGCACAGAACACAGACCCTTTGTAGGGGTCTTTTTGTTTTTGCGGGAAATTTTTGAGATTGGCAATAGGGGTGGGGGTGTTTTGTGCAGAAAAGAGGGGGTGGTGAATCACCACCACTTTAATAAAACGCCTTTTTTATTTTGGAGATTTTTCGCGCTACTCACCGGGCGGGGCTGGGCGGCGGCTGTATACCCCGCCGGTGGAGACCCCAAGCCCCAGCGCACCCGGACAGACTGCACAGCACAGGCAGCAGGGCAGGCCGTGCCAGATGCAAGGCAGACCACGCGGGGCGATCGGGACGGCGGCGGAACGCTGGAGGGCGCGGAGTGTGTCCGAAACCGAGCAGATTTGTACACACTCAAACATGAACGATTTTCAACACAAGAATGTGTGCAAAACCATTGACATTAACACAAGAACGTGTTACTATATAGACAACACAAGAACGTGTTACGCCACCACAAAACAGGAGGACAAAAACCATGATGAACAATAAAGAGATCGATTATACCGCCCGCCCCGTTCCGGGAGATTACGAAGGCCGCAGCCATCGCGCGTGTGTATGGTATAACAGAGCCCGCGCTGCGTTTGACCTTGCCACGCTTGACGCACTGACAACCGACGCAGATAAAGCCGCCGATCGTGTGCCCACTGAGGCATACGAAAAAGCAAGAAAGCTCCTTGACAGCGTGCAGCGTTGGGGGCTTGCAGATGCAAGAGCGTGGGAGCTTGACAACGACAGCCGCTATTATAATTCCGAGTGGCTCAAAACCCGACAGGCTCAGCTTGCAAAACGGCGTGTAAAGCTCAACAAAGAGCTTGCAGAATACGGCTTGCAAATTGACAATTACGGCTTGTATCCTTGCATCCGAGAGATTACCAAGCCGGGCACAGATATGTACTTACTTTACTGGTTTTAATGGAGGGTATAAAAATGAACAAGCTTGTTTTTGAAGTGAACAACGGCGAAACGTTGGAGCTTGTGCAACGGGAGGACAACGGAACGACCCTTATTTGCTCTCTTGATGCGCCGGATAATGAAGCATATATAAGCGCTGGCGATTTTGTGCAACTGATTAACCTTTATCGTTACTGCAAGCGGAACGACATCAAGAACGATTGGATTAACCCCAACGGCAAAAATGCGGAGGTGTAAAAAAATGATTACTCTTGATTTTTCCCAGTGGGCTGCCCTCTGGTATGTTGGCGGCATGATCTCCGGCGCTCTTGTTATGATCGCATATCTCAACAGCTAATAAGGAGGGCTGAAAAATGACAGATTTAGAGCAAAAGTGCAACGAATACCGCGAATATAAGCGGCTGGCAGAGCAGGCGGAGCAGATGCGGGACAGCCTGCGGGATGAAATTATTGCCATGATGCAGGGGGCGCCGGAGGTTGTCGCAGGCGCTTGCAAGGTAATGTATAAGGACGTGCAAAGCGTCCGGCTTGACAGCAAGCTTTTACAGGCCGCGCACCCGGATATTTACGCCGAGTGCAGCAAGCGCACCACATACAAGCGGTTCAGCGTGGTATAATGGAGGGTGTAGCAATGAGGACTATTTTTGACAGCATCTTGTTAGAGCTGGCCGACTGCGCCAAAACTCACAACAGCATTCAGGTGCAGCGGCTTGAATGTGACATCACAGACAAGTATAACGCTGGGCTTTTATCTCCCCACGAATTTCACGCACTTTATGGTGTGGCGTTTAGTATCAGAGAGGAGATTTTTTCAAGATGATATTATCTTGCGTCCTGTTCTTCTTTTGGTTTTTCAGCGCATTATTTAAAGCCAGCAAATGAGCCGCCCGGATACTTTAGCGGGGCTGCACCGTAAAGCAACCCCGCCCCAGCCCAAAAGGGCAAAATATTCCCGGCAAGTCCTGTTAATGGGGCTTGCAGTATGATATACTAGCAGTAGCAAGCCCACGCAAGAAAGGAGCGCAAAAAAATGAAAGAGTATAAGGAAGTAAAATCAAAAGACGGTCGCACCTACTACCTTAACGATGACGACACAGTGCAATTCATCGTTGGAGATTCAGGGAGAGCATACCCTTACAGATACGATGAAAAATATCATTGTTCTACAAGCGTAGAGGGCCGATACAAATATGAATACTTGAGAAGGCTGGAAAACGAAGGAAAAATTTCTTGGAATTAACTTAAATCCACCCCGCCCACGCTGGCGGGGCTTTTCTTTTGCCTTGCATCTGCTGAGGATGCAGGGCTTTTATTTTACACTGCTACAATACAACCCCATACAAGGGTTTTTAGTGGCTTTTATTCCGTCCATGCAGTTATACCACCCACGGCACAAAACAGCGCACCGGGCTTTACGGGGGCTTTTCCAGCTATTTGCCGTGTTTTGCCGCTGTTGTGTGGCGGGTGCATCCAACTATACCGCACCGCCTGCGACACGCTGGAGCGTATCACAGAGCCGCAACACCTCCAGCGCATACCAGATACCAGCCGCCTTATTATAATAAGGTATATAAGGGTGTAGCATATCGCAGACCATGCCAGCCCGGCGGGGTCAGCTCCTGCCGTCTGCGGATCGCTGGCAAGTGCTGGCACGCTGTCAGCAGTACAGACCCGGCGCACCTGCTGATGGGTCAGCGCCTCCACCTGTACAAAGTCAGCCCGGCGGCTTGCAATCTGGCACCGGTCAGCGGTCAGGGCGCACCGGCTGGCACCCTCCACCCGGCGGAGCAGCCCAGCGGCAGGGGCGCGGCGGCGGCGCGGAACCATTGGCGGCTCTCGCCGCATCTCTTTTCGGGCTTTCGCCCGATAGCTAATAGAGGTCAGCAATAGTCGTAACGTTCCGGCTGGAATAGTCGTAGCCAATAGTCGTAGTTTCTCCAATAAAGTAGTCGTGGAATAGTCGTAAAGTCGTCAGGCGACTATCATTTGAAAGTCCTATATATCGTATAGCAATGAGTAGTTCGCTGATAGTCGCAGAGTAATAGTCGTAACGTTTTCTTGCGAACCATCGTCAAATAGTCGTGTATTTTTTGCGTGAAATAGTCGTTCGCCTTTTAGAGAAATGAAGGTGCGATAGTCGCTAAGTCATCTGACCGCATAAAATTCATAATCTATTGCATATATTCACTCATTTATTCACTCACTAGCCATACCAAATTCGTATACCAACCGTACTTATTATAATATACGCTTATATATCCTAGTAACTATCTATGGATTATTCTGCTAAAATAATCGTACCACCCGATTTGGTCTGTTCCTGCTCGATTTAATTCCCAGTAACGAACTATGATATTCTAAACAATTCATAGTATTATGCTAGGAATAATATATGCAACATTTGTACATATCCAACCGACTGCAAAATGAAGTCAATTCTCCATGTGAAATAGTCGTAGTGGCTACCGGGTTAGATGCTACTGCCCTATGCAGGCTAGATGCCGTTACCGTTGAAGGTCACCCGGTCGGCGCGGTGCGCCGGACGATAGAGGGTGACGCAACGTAGAGGTCAGATGGACGATATGCCTATATTCAGCCAATAGAACCTGACGGTAGATGCCGCCTACGGTCTGCTCTGCTGGCTAACGGTATAGCTTTTGGAGATAGAGGGTTGTAGGGGGAAAGAACCTTTGCAAAACATCTGGTTGTCGTTTCCGGTTGTTGCAGTTGTCTCACCATTTCGGCGTGGGGGCCTCAAACAATTTATTTGTTTGAGGGGGGAGTTAGGGGGATTATAGGGGGTAATAGGGGTTGTAGGGGAAAGAGGGGGAAGAAAGGGGGGAAGATTGGATGCGGACGCATCATGTGCATCCATTTGCATGCAAACGCATCACGCTGATAGTCGTGGCCATATCAGCCCAAACACCACTCGATCGAGACGGTTTCTGCCCAAAAATCAGACCTTGCCGTTTTCTCTCGATAAATAACAAGAGAAAAAAGCACGGAATAGTCGCAGAGGGTAGTTTTACTACCTGATACCATTCCATGCTTTCTGATACGTTTGTTGATTGGAGATTTCAGCGGAGATTAGATTCTACCATCCGCTTGCATCTTGCGCATACGCTCTGCGGCTGCTTCTTTCTGCTCGTCCGTCATAATCCTGCTGGTCGCAAACCGCACAAGACGCTTGGGCATCTCATACCACTTGCCGTCCTTGTCCTGCTTGACCAGCTTGTACGATGCAGGCTCACGCTCACACAGCTTGTCCAGCTTGCGCATATACACCGGGTCGGCGGTATAGACCGATGCAGTATCTTCCGCTGCATTGAAGTTGACGATGGTCTCTTGTTCCAGTCGAGTGATGTTCATAATCGTTTTCCTCCGTTTTTTGATTGATGAAAAATATTTATGAGGTTCAGACGGTAACTTTATCGCCTAGACCCTGTTATCTGTTTTTCTTGCCTATTCTACTGTGACGATACGAGCGCAGAAGCGATTCTATCCTTTCGTTTCAATAGTCGGCGCATTATCGATAGCAACCATTACGTCTTCTAGTACATCAAACATCAATGCATTGAACGTATAATCTGTTTCATCCACGCTAACATATTTCATCTGCTCATCGGAAAAGTATCGTTTTAGTGCGTTAGCATCAATAGGTCGAATGTTCATTTTGTCTCCTTCCGTTACATCCACACGCATTCTTTGAACTGCTGCGTTTCCATCTGGAACGTGATGTCCAGTGACCCCACGTCGCCCTCTTTGTTCTTCTCAAGCGCAAAGTGATAATGCTCTTCTGGTCTCTTTTGCGTTTTCACTTTCTGTGCCAGCAGGATGATTGCGTCTGCGTCCTGCTCGATCTGCCCGGATTCTCGCAGGTCTGCGGCAGTCGGTGGTATACCTGCTCTTGCGGTCTCTCGATTGAGCTGTGCAAGTGCCACCACCAGCGTTCCCGTGGACTGTGCGAACTCATGCAGTGCCATGCTGATTTCCGTGACGGCACTGTATCGGTCTTTCGCTCCGGCTTGATGGATAAGCTGCAAATAGTCGATGAACACTACTTTGGCTTGCATTCTGATGGACTGTGTTCTAATCCACCCAACGCCTTTACCAGCGGCAGAACGAACGAACAGCGGATATTTCTTGATGGCTGCCAGTCTGTCAAGCTCGTTAATGCTGACAGTCTTGTTTTTGACCGTGTGCAGCGGTACGCCTAGCTGGTTTGCTATAATACGAGCGTAGAGCGTGTCCGGGTCGGTCTCTAGGCTGAAATACGCCACCTTGCGTCCGTTCTTGGCTATTTCACAGGCAAGTTGCAGGGACAGAGCGGTCTTACCAGCAGACGGTCTACCACCGATCACAACGAAGTTGCCCGGCACAAGATGCAAGTTGTTATCCAACACTCTAAGCCCTGTGCTGATATACTCTGGCTTATCATCCAGCTTGCGGATGTAATTGTCTATGCCGTCACACATCGGGATGAAATCGCTTCTCTCGTTGTGCAGGTTGATAGCTTCGCCTAGCTGCTCATAAATTCCTGTCAGGTCTGCGTATCTTGTCGAGCCATCAACAATTTTGAACGCAATCTCTCTGGCTCTGGACAATGCAGCCTGCTCCTTAACGATTCCAGCCCATCCAAGCATCATGTCATGGGTGACGTTGCGGATGAACTCTGCGCCAAAGGCATCCAGACATTCACCCATTGCTTTCTTGCAGTTATCGTACCGTCCCATGACTTCTACCGGGTTCCACTTGTCGTTGTGTTCCCAATATCCGAGAATGGCAGCGAATGTATCATGCAGTTCAGGGCAGAAATCGTCGATTTTAAGGTCTTGCAGCACATCGGCGTATTCCGAGAACGTGAGGACTGCCCCCAGCAGGATGTATTGGGTCTGATTTTCAATATTCACCGCAGAAAGTCTCCCTCGTCAGGCAATTCAGCCATTGTCTGCTGATAGCCACCGTTCCAGTCCTTCGCGTTACGCATCCAGTTCCGTGCAGCAGCTTTCCAGTCCTTCATAGGCGATTTTCCGACCTTCCAGCCATTTGCCGTGAAGTGGTCAACAAACCGCTCTGCTTCCGATTCCATGTAGCCCTTATCGGCAAAGTATTCTCTGGCTTGCTCGACAGTCGGTGCTTTGAAGCGTTTGACTTCTTTGGTATTTTTCTTTTCACATTTTTCTTTTTTATCAGATTCAGATACAGAATCAGATATAGATAAGGCATCGTTTGCATTCATTTGCATACCAGCGTATGCATTTGCATCATTAGTATGCGTTTGTATGCATTTGCATTTTTCATCGTTCCAACGCTTATTTGCACTCCGTCTGTTTTTCTCGATTCGCTCCTGTCTTTTCTGCGCATTCGTATCATCGAACGCTTTAACAACTTTCCAGAGCATCCGCATAGCACGGTCGTTGTCGTATGCTGGCTCAAATCCAGTCTCAACATACTGCGCGTAGTTGCGGATGAATGCTCCAAATTCCTCGTCTGTCAGCTCGTCCATCGCATGGACGTGTTCCAACAGAAGAATCATTGATGTTCTCGGCTTGTGTTCCTGCTCCATACTCAATCCTCTTTGTAACGGCTGTTCCACCGGCTGATGATTTCTTGTCGTCCGTCTTTTTCGTCATACGGTGACAAAACGCCATCTTCACCAAAGCTATAGTAAGCGCTATTGCTCATTGATGCATTATGACACTTTTCACACAGAATCATCCATGTTGTGTGATATCTTCTCTTTGAATCCACTTGATGCAATCCATCGTGATACAGCGTCGGAATAGACCCGCAGAACGGACATCTCTTAAGTTCTTCCATCTTTATCCCTCCTCAAAACGGGCATTCTTCGCCAGGCTCACGCAACCAGCCTTCGCCCGGAATGTTGACTATCTCATAATACTGCCGTGCAACGTATATTGTTTTCTGTCCATCCTCAGCAATCAGGCCGACAATTAGATAGTTGCCAGCAGCCATAAAGAACCAAGGGTTGCTCTTGTAGGTCTCACCCTTCATCCAGTTCTTCATCCTGTTTACGGCTTTTTCAATATCCTTATCAGGGCAGTCCGGGTTGTCGTATGCAAAGAAATCCTCAGGAAATTTAAGCTTTTTCACTTTCTAAATCCCTCTCTCGTTCTCATAATTCGTTTGCAGCATTCATGTAGCTTTGCACCTTTACGGTATACAGGTCGATTGTGCTTCCGCTTAATGTAACCGCACTGTGTTTCGGACTGTCTGATAGCATTTGCAAGTTGTTCAAGTGATGCAGCACACCGGTTCATCGCTTCTGTTAACGCTTCAAATCCATCCATATTTAGTCCTCCGTAGGCGGTTCAGGCATAGGCATCCAATGTGTAACATTTTTGAATGGGATGCACTCTCTTGCTTCACACCAATCACCGTCTGCATCATAATAGGCTACCCAGTCACCAGCTTTTTCGTCGTGAACCAGAACATAATCGCTTGCAAAATCGTTTTTCGGAATATCGGGCAATCTATCCTTGACATTAATCCAATTGCTCATGCTCATCACCTCATACCATCGGAAACGCCATCCAATGCGTCACCGTTACATCTTTCGGCAGTCTTTCGCCTATCTCATCCCAGAACTGACCGTCTGCGTAGCAGCCGAGAAAGTACGTTGTTGGCGAGATTCCTTGCAACATTTTTCCATCTTTATCACGCCACGTTGTCTTAGTCGCAAGCAACAAAGGCCGCGCTCGCTCTCGTGGCGGTTCGCTTGCTGGATGCCAAAGGGTGCTACTCATAGTCTATTCTCCATCAAAGAACCACAGTTCGGGCAGTAGTTCCAACGTGTATGATGATTTTTTGTGTGGCATCTGCTACACTCGAACCTTGTAAATGTATCGTCCTGTACAATCCATTCAGCAGTACGCTCTAAGGTTGTCGGGGCATCTTCCACAACGTCAATGGCATCTCCAATACCGCAAGCACGGCATCTTACTCCATTGTAGTTCTCGCAGCCATCGCAATATGCTTTCTTGATTCTTTCAATGAGTGCGTTTCGTTCAAGGTATTCTGGATAATTAGCCATTGTCTTTCACCTCGATTGTTGGCGCAGTGTCGATATAGTCAAGTATATCGTCTAAAGACAAGCCACCTATTGTTCCATCGTTATACTCCTGAATCCACGCCTCGATGTTTTGACGTAGTTCATTAGCATCAATCGGTCTGACTTCCATGTTCTCTCCTTTCAATCTCCATCCCACACGCCGTCAGGGCGCATCTTTGCAAACGCAAGCAAACCGTACAGGGCACGTTTGGCGTTGCCCTCTGTGGCGTGCCAGTAGTCGCTATCGTCTACATCGTCGCCTAGTGCAGAAATAGCCTTTTCAAGCATCGGGATGCTCTCTGCGCCTGTTTTGCCGTAAATGGAGCGGATGCCCTTGCTACCCAACACATCATCACGACGAAAGTGCTTTCCATAATTATAGGTGATATTAAGCCACAGCTCCTTTGTTCCTACAATGGAACGAGTACCACCAGCAACAAAGTGCGTATCATCCACTTCAAGCGTTTCATGCGTTACTGGGTCGCATAGCGAAATGTCATAACTCATCTTTCTTCTCCCATTCCTTGCATCCGCGTTCGTCCCACACGAAGTCTGCAACGTGTTCTGACTGGTCGTTCACGCATACACCCTCCGGCTCTGCGTACCATTTGCAAGAGCCACAGGACGGCTCAGATTTGTTCTTGCAGGATTCTGCCGTGCATCGGATGGCCTTGCCAGCAGAGAACTGCTTGATGCCCATGCAAGAGCAATGTTCGGTGGTGCAGTAAATGTCCATTATCTCTACCCTCTCTTTCTCCTTCTGTTGGCATTGAATCGCCCGATCACTCGCTTATACTCCTCATAGCATTCCGGGCACAGGTCGCCTGTGTCCCTACGCCATCCCCAACCTTTTAATAGCTCATCTTCGTCATAGGTATAGTATTCTAGATTATATCCACAGCGGTCGCATACTCGCTTGTGGTAGATTCCTCTGTCAGTCTGCATTAGTCGTCCTCCCCAACGTCCTTAAACAAGATTTCTTTGTCTGCTTTCCATCCTCTCCATCCATCACAAAGATACGCTTGGCAACGATTGAATCGAAAAGTTGGATGTTTGCCCCAGAAATGACGATATTGACATCCATATTCATTCCACCACGGACAATTTTTTTTTTTGAGGGCAAATTATGTCAGCGGAAGAATCAATCTTTTCACCCTCGTCCGTCATGGAGCGTATAAAATCGCCGTTAGTCATGTTTTTACTCTCTATGTTCCCCATCAATCAGCTTTTGTTACGACTGTATCTGCCCCATTGACAGTAACCCACCCATGCTTCAGTCTGGCTTCAGCTTCTTTCATCTGAATCAGTTCGGGAGTGATAGATTCCGACACGATACGATTCGATTCTGCTTCTGCCTGTGCTTCGATCACTTTCACATCGGCTTCCGTCTGAGCCTTCACCTTGTCCGTCTCAGCCTGTGCAAGAGCAGTCTGCTTGTTCAGCTCAGCAATTTCAGCGTCCTGCTTTGCTTGTTCTTTCGCTCTAATCTTTTCAGTCAAGGTGTCATCCAGTTCTACGTCAATCACAAGGGCGCTTGAAACGTTGATTCCGTATTCATTGGTAAGCTTTTCGTTCAAATAATTTGTGATTGCGTTGTTTACTTCTGTTTTCTTTTCAGAATAAATATCCATTACAGAAAACTGGGGTGTTACCTCCTTGACGTAGGCGATAATGCTATTCTGAATACGGCTCTCCACAAGCGTTTCGCCATCCATTCCGTTAAAACGGCTGTAAAGTTCAACAACACGGTCTGGAATGAAGTTATAATTTACTGTAAGGTTTACTCCAACCATTCCACCGCTTGCAGGAGCATCAATATGCCAGTCTGCGTGTTCCTTTGCGTTATAATCTGCCGGGTCATCCGAAAAAATAAGTTGCTGCTGGCTGATAGGGAACTTGCTAACGTGCTTCATTGGCGAAAGAAAATGCCAGCCCTGTGACAAGGTGTTCTGCTCAACACCTCGTGCCGAATAAACAACGCCAACATATCCAACAGGCACTCTCTCTAAACACAGCAAGAGAACTACTGCAACAAAAAATGCTGCTACCACAGAAGAAATAATAGTTGCTACCTTTTTCATGTTTTACTCCTTATCGTTAAAATTTTTGATAATCAAAAAAGCGACCGCCCAAGATAACAAGAAGAACACAACAAGTTCTTTCATTCTTCTTTCACCTCTCTGTACTCCACGTCAATTCCTTTCGGCAAAGCCGTCTGGTACTTCTGAGCCAACTGTTCTGCGCTCTGGGCATCGCCCAACGGCTGCTCAGGCGGCGCAACGGTGACTTCCACGTTGTCACGCATACCAAAGTAGTTCTTGGCTCGGAAAATCCACTCTGCCGGGTTCTCCTGACCATACATGCCGTTATATGCCCACATGGACTGCATTTGCAGAATCAGCTTTAATATGTACTTCTGCTGCAAGCTGTCGTCACGGCGCTTGCCTGTCATAATCTGTCTAAGACTAGGCCATTCGATGCCAAGCACCAGCGCAATCCATTCCACCACAGGGGAGATTCTGGCTTCGATGCAAGCATCAAAGAAGAAGTCAAGGCGCTGCTGCACTTCAATGGGGTTGTTCATGTCCACGCTCGGAAGGTCGCCAAAATACTTGGCTGCAATCATGCCGATGATTTTCTTGTCCTCTTCATCACCGATTCTCGACTGCAAATCTCCTGTGTTCATCATCTTCGACTTCTCGATAGCCAACTCCTGCTGTTCTTTCACCTTTTTACTCACCTGTGAGCGGATAGATTTCCGCTTGTTAAGCATCTGTTGTTTCTTCTTCTCTCTCTCTTTCTCACGCTTTGCAGCGGCTTCTTCTTTCGCCTTTTGCGCCCGCTTCTCACGCTTTTTCTTTTCCGCTTCGGTCAGCGGTGGTCTGCCACGACCACGCTTCGGGGGTGTTGCCAAGAGTTTTCACCTCGCTTTACTCCTTTTCTACTTTTTCAAAAAGAAATTCAATTGGTTTTTCGTTTTCAATCACATTTCCGTATGCAACTCCAATTTTATAAATGTAATCATTTCTCAACTTGCTTGGAATTTCATAAATGTATTTGCGGAATACCTCTAAGGAATTTGCACGTTTATAGTGATTGCACATTCTACAAGCTGGCATCAAATTTGAAATATCGTTTGCATTTTTGTTATCCGGTTCCAGAGCCCTTAACGGTTTGAAGTGGTCTACTTGCATATCCTTATAAGAAATTTCCCTGCCACAATACGCACAGCGTCCATTATATTTCTGATACACAACCTCACGGATTTTCTTATTGATTGCCATGTATTAGACCTCCTTTGGTAGTTTTGGAATCGGCATCCAGAACCTGACCTCTTCACGTCCAACCTCTTCTATCCACTTACCGTTTCTAAATTCTCTTGTTGAAACGCAATTGTTCAAATCCAAAAACTTATATACAGCAAAGTAGATTCCATCTTTTTTCGGTTGCGAATCGTTTACGCTAATCCACTCGTTCATACTCTCATCTCTTCATCTTCGTTTCGATTCCGCCAAGTTTCTGCGCAATTATCCGGATTACGCATCGGCAATCCCACTGACTCCACCATGCGCACTTTTCTTTCTCGCAGACGCACCGGCCAAGCGGATTGCTGGTCATTTTCATCGGGCAGTAAAATTCATTTTCCATTGGTTACTCTCTCTCAATATGTACCTTAGCCCTTTGAACGTTTTCTGAACCGACAAAACTTTTGAACGAACCGTTTTTCAAATTTACAGCGTTATAAACCAGCGTAGTAAAATTTCCGCTTGCTACCGTAGTTGAAACATTCTCTGTTTTCATGTAAAGTTCCGAATGATGATAAAACGCTTCCGCAACATCAATGTCGCTAAACGGCATTGGAATATCATTTATTGATTTAATTTCCATACTTACTTCCACCCCATCGCAACAGCCGTACAAGCAACCAGACACACGTTGACGAACGCCCAGACGAGCATTGCTTGCCGTTCCTCAAACAGGCTGTTCGTCATGTCCTTGATTGTCCGTTCAGACTGAACCACTACCGCCAGCAGGACTAGACAGACCAGCCAGCGGGTTACAAATTCAAACATTGTTAGTTCCACCTTTCTCTCAGATCTTTTTCGACCTGTTCTGACTTTGCGGTGATGTAATCAGCAAACTCGTCAGGTGTCATGTCCTCGTTCTTGAACTGCCCAACCATCTCCCAGTACCTGTCACCAATGCGGATGATTTTCTGCACCTGTTCATCGGTCAGGTCTGCATCGCACCGAAGGTTCTGAATCAGTGCGCCCCATGTGGTGGCAATGCCATCCAGAGCCATGCGAAAGCCGTACAACTGGTTCTGTCGTGCGATTTTTCGGAGGTTGGTCGGCTTGACCTGTTTGCCACACAGAGGGCAGTTCCCGAATTTATTCATCTGACCACTCCTTGTTTGGGACAAGTTCAAACGTGACTTTTAGCGTTCTATTGCCACGAACTCCCCATGCTTTTTGAATTTTGTTCTTGCCGTCACGATCCATTTCTATAATGAAATGGTTCACGACCGCTTCGATTGCTCCGTCAGTCACATCCGATTTGTTTTTCCACATCTGCGAACCATCTTTTCCAGGTGGTGTTATTTTTCCGGCATAGATTTCCCCAAATATCCCACATCCAACATAATATTCAGCCATTTTTATTCTCCTTTCAGCCAGTCGTTCAGCTTTGCCATGCAAGAGGGGCAAAGGCGATACTCGCAGTCATACGGGCCGCCAATACCCCACACACGCATCTCAATGTCAGTGAAGTTGTTGTATTCGTATAAAGGATACGTCTCCCCGCATCTATCACACTTAAGCGTCTGTCCCATGTTCTTTCTCCAATCTCTTTAGCAGCCCATCCACGTCATACCGCCAATGGACACGCAACCTTTTTGCTTTGACCTCTATCCCCTCTTGCTCCGCCCACTGCCAAGGGATGCTCTTCCGGCTCTCGTTGTAACGGAACGCTAGAACCTTGCTGGCAGGGATTGCAAAGGTGCGGTTGACCGCCCTGTAATTGACTATCACATGGGCGGTCTGACCGCTGTACCCCATTGCTTCTACCATGTCTGTGATGTGCTTTTCCTTGCGGTATTTGCACTTTGCCTTGTCGTACTTGCCGAACACCTTTTCCAGAGGGATAGAGGGCGTTTCGATGGTTTTCAGTTCAAACAGGTGGTTCATCGGGTATCGGTACACAAGGAAGTCGCAGATGTTGTCGATGGAAAAGGACAGATTCTCGTTGCCGCCGTAGTAGGTGGCAGCACTGTCTTTCAGGCGGTAGCACCACGCATCGGATGGGACGGATGCTTTGAAGTCTGCTTCAAACTGCTTGCCGGTGTTCATTCGTTGTCCTCGATTTTTTTGGCTTCTCTGATACGCAGCCGAGCAAGTTCGCTATTTGCATATCGCAGTTGCCAACTACCAAACCAGCCTTTGTGAACAAGTTTTCCGGCGCAGTAAACAAACTCCTGCTTCATTAAGTCATCAAGTGAAATGATGTAACCGCCCGGCTTATACTTTCTTTTGTTCATCCTCGTTTACCTCTAAGCTCACGGAATATGAGTTTCTTTGTCAGCGGGCTTTTCCATTTCCTTCATAATCCGCTTATGTTCTTCCACTGTCATGTTGTTCGGGTAGAATCGCTTGTCCACCAGTTCAAACGGTTGCATATAGTGGTCAAGAACATCTCTTGCTTCTTCTCGTGCCTTTTCGGCACACATTTCGATGTATTCATCTTCGGTCATGTTGTAATCGGTAATGCAATCGACCACCGAAGAAAACCGGCACAGCAGACCATTAGGTTGTCTTGCAATGAAAGCTCCCATTTATCGTTCACCTCTAAATTCACTTCCGAGAAACCGCTTCTTGCCACGTTCCCGGTGCTTGTCCTCATAATCACGGTGGTACACGCTCTGGCTGTGGTTCAGCTCATACACGAACGCTTTGCGTTCCTCGAAGTCTTTCTTCTCTTCCTTGTACTTCTCGCAAGTGTCGTGACAAGCTTGGTGGCGTGATGTGCAGTTGAGACAGCAAGTAATCATTCTATCAACCCCACTGTTCTGACATGGCAGCCGCCACGCCAGCGAAAGTTTTTGCTCGGTTTTTAGCCCGGTCAGTTGTAAACATCCCTTTATGCTGCTCTCCATGTTTATGAGAATAAGAGCCAGACGGACACCATGTCGCGGTAGGTTCTACGATGTTTGTCGGGTGCAGCGGCGGTACACCGCGCTCCCACAGTAGCGTTTTCTTGCTGTACGGATGTCCGTACTCGTAGGGCTGGATTGCCTGCGTAGGCTTTGGGTAATCAAAAATCTTGCTGGGGGTAGGATTCTCAATCACCACTTTTTCGCAATCTGCCGCCCACACGGCAAGAAAAAGCGCCTTGCCACACAATCCCTCATAATACCGGGAAAGATTGAGCTTTCCTCCCTTATACAGGTGTCTTGCTCCCGCGTTGCTCGTCTTTGTGCAGGGGACAAATGCGATAATCATATCCCAGCGGGGCACATCATGCGCGGTTCCGTCCATGGTCACGACCTGCCCCCCCTCAATAGCTTTTAGGCAGTCACCGAGAATATGCCATTCTGGATGCCCGCCGGACGGCTCAATCAGGTCGCAGGAATAGGCTTCGTGATCTTTTGCCCGGAATGCTTTGCAAACTTCCTGCGATTCCTCACAGGCAACTAAAACTTTCATCTTTCCAAACGCCCGTCCAGCCAGATAGCACAGCTCTTATATAAGGTAGGAGATCAGAACTTTGCCGAAGCGAAAGCCTTGCTCATATCAGTGATAATGTCATATCGGTCTTGATATTTGCTGTACACAGTCGTTCCAGTTCCAAGACCAATCTGCGTCTGGTTGATGGAAGCAGGAACTATATAAATGCTTTCCTTCTCTTCGTTTTTTGCAATCAGAAAATAAACATCACAAGTAGGGAATCGTTTTTCAAGATTAAACGAATAGCAAAAACTCTTATTTGCTCTGCTCGGCCTTGCCGTTTTCACATCAACCTTAACGCTGCCATTAACATAAAGGTCATAGGCGTATCTAGTTGACATTCGCTCAACCGCAAATCCATGTTCTTCCAGCAGTTTTGTAGCAAGGTCTTCGCCATACTTTCCGAATTGCGTTTCGCTTTCTTTCATTTCGATATTAAGGATTTCAGCTATTTTGTAATAGCCACCCGGAAAACGGCGAATTGCATTTGTCAACTTGTCGTTTCCGTAATACTCGCTCAATTCACTTCTTGATGGCATTCTGGTTAAACCAGTGGCAGACATACAGGCTTTCACATACAGCAAGATTTTATCTTGCGTCCAATGCGTTTTTTCTTCCTGATTCATGCGCATCTCCAATCAGAAGGGCAACGAACCATCATCGTCAATCACAGAGAAGTCATCTGCGTTTCCCTGCGAATAGTTCTGTGGTGCATCCTGCGCCAGATCGGCGGGTTTGCTGTCAAACTTGCCACCGCAGAAGTCAACCTTGTTCGCCATAATTTCCGTTGCGGTGCGGTTGTTTCCCTGCTTGTCGATATATTTCCGGGTCTGGATGCTGCCAGTCACCAGAATCAGGCTGCCCTTCTGGAACCACTTGGAAACGAACAGTGCCGTATTGCCAAATGCGGTGCAGTTGAAGAAGTCGGTTTCCTTCTGACCGCCACTCTGACGGTCACAAGCAATGCTGAACGTACAAACATCCTTGCCGGATTTCGTAACCTTAGCTTCGGGCGTGTGAACCAGACGCCCCTGAATTGCGATAGAGTTAAGCATTGTTTAGCCCTCCTTCGGCTGTTTCTGGGCGCAGTCCCAACACAGGACACGCCCAAAGCGTTTCTTCGTGCTTCTTGCAGTTTCCAGTGGAGTGACTGTGCGGTTGTTGTACTGAATAGGCTGCAACTGCTTTCCGCAGCAAGCGCATGGGGGGATGGTTTTTGCTTCCGTTTGCTTCTGCGCAGGCTTGTTTGCTTTGCTTGTGGTTTGCTTCTGGTACTCGTCCGTGTCAGCGTCCTTCGTATCGTCAATGCAGAACAAACCGTTCAGAGCGTACTTTCTAGCGTAGCTACTAGACGTTCCAGTCACCTGCGCTGCATCCATCTTTGTTTTTTGCTCCGGTTCTCTTGCGTAAGCAGTAACCGTTACGCATCCACCATCCAGAGTTTCCACCTTTGCGGTCGCTTCGATGTAATGCCACCCCTCTAACACTTTAGGTTCATCAGAAAGGGTAAGAAGCAAACCGTGTTTTTTCAAAATTGGTTTGACTGCTTCCAAAATGTCCTCACAAGAGCGATACTTGTAACCGCCAAATGTGTTCATCTGCCCCTTCGGGGCTTTCAACTCTGACTGAACAGCCATCAAGGCTTCATGAATTTTGCTGTTGTCCATACGTTTCCTTTCTTCGGCTTCATTAGGCTTCATTGTTATTACTTCGGCTTAACTTGGCTGTACGAAAATCAATCTCCCCAGCACATGGAATCCGCTTCATCTGGCCGCTGCCATTCAGGCTCTTCGTCCGTCCTGGGCGCGAAGTAGTAGTCATCGGGCGGCTCAACCACGCCACCGAAGCGATCAAAACAACCGGAACAATCGTACATTTCGTTCATGTTCATACCGTTCCTCCAAGTTTCAGGATTTTTGCCTTCATCTCTTCCACAAGGGATTCCAACTGAGAGATGGCATATTTCATCTTGCTGAAGCTCCTCGTTACGGAGTCCCACTGGTCCATATCTATTTCGACTGTATTCCATGTATGACCGCAGTTTTTGCAGAGCCTCCGTCGGATGATGTTGTCTTCACGTGATGTGCTGTGATTGGCTTTGATTTTTTCGCTTCCACATATCGGGCACTTCACTTGGCATCCCTCCATTCGTTTGTGTGATGCGGGATGCGCTTGATTTTTCGGCTCTCTTGCTCCATGCGCTCGTTTTCGGCGCTTACGCCAATTGCGGCCAAAATAAGAGCTACAAAAAGCATCGCCAGAGCAAGGAACGCGTATCCGAGCATTGCCCATCCGCCCGCAGCACCTTCAATGGCGTTTCCACACCCAAGAGCTACGATAGCAAGCGAAATGCTCATACAGCACAGCACCGTGCCTTTAACTGTTTTCATCTCTCTTCACCTCTTTCAAAATAATGTCAAATCCGTTCGGCTTTTTCTCCTTGATGACTATTTTTGCATTCAACGCCTTTGCGATTTTTAGAAGCGTATCGACCCGAACGGAACTTTTCTGCTTCTTTCGCTTGCCCAAGATGCTGTAAATCGTCGGCCTTGATACTCCCGATCTACGGCTGAGGTCGTTGATGTTGAAGTACCTGACCCTCATTGCATCTTCCAGCGTCATGCCTTTTTACCGACGCCGAAAATCCAGCAGGTGGCCATCAGAGCGCCAACACCTATGATGTACCATGTCGCCTTAGCTCCGACCAAAAGCTCAATATGATGCACAAGCCAGAAGTTCAACAGGAACGTTGCCAGAATCAATGCCAGGACGATGCCCCAGATCAGGGCGATTTCCACAAGTGCTTTCATTTTTCTCCTTTCGCTTGTTGATATGTTCCAGCCGTTCTTTCTCCCGGCTGTTCCAGCGGATTTCCCGCTGACCGTAATATTTACCGTTCATCGGGCGGTTCCACCTTCCCCTGACTAAGCAACGTGCTGTAATGTCAGTAGTTCATTCCGAGCGACTTTGCCTTGTCGTTTATTTGCTTGATGCTGTATCTAGGCGGAGTCGGCCTTTGCTTTTCTGGCAGCTTGAATTGATATCCAGCCGGTGCACATGACCTTTCGGCCTTTCTGGCACAGTCTTTGTGGTACTTCTGGTCTGGTGTTTTCTTCACCATCGTCTTACCGCACCACGCACAAAGGCCCATCACTCGTTCGGTTTTGCCCTTCCGACGTCTCCATTTCGCTTGCTGCTCAAGCTGGACGTTATGCGCACATACGACACAATACTTCTGGTTTGCGTTCGGAGCTTCAAGAAACGCTCCACAGCGGACGCAGAATTTATTCATCGCGTTCACGGTCTTTCTTTCTGGCTTCCCGATTGTGCCGTTCAAAACACTGGTTCAGCATCTTTTCCGTCCACAGTACATTGTTGGCTTCGTTCCGGGACACGCCCTCCGCCATTGCAAGCTTTAATCTGCGCTTCCGGCTCGGTGCTTTGTAAAAGTACGTCACCAGCACTCACCAGCCTTTTTGATGATGAAAGCGGGCACGTCCCTGCCGGTAGCCCGACACAGGCAAACACACTTGGCAACCCAAATATCAAAAGAAGTAGAAGGGATGCAGCACGTTGCATTTCTCTTAAAGCTTTCATTATCCGGTTTACTAAGCCAAACAGAAACCGCCTTGTAGTCATACGCTTTCGTGACTCTGCACCATTCGATGCTATACTCATCCAAACACAGTCGGTTCATAATACGCATTGCCATAAGCTTTGCTTCGATGAGGTCCGCTTCTGTCCACTTCAGCTTGTCCGCCTCGTAAACCTTTGTCGCCTCGTCAATGGCGTGGTGCGCCTCTTCCGGGTATTCAAGGTCTACCTTTAAGGTGATGATTTGTTCCATGTTCATCCCTCCGCTTTCTTGTTCTTCTTCGTCTTTAAGAAGAGATTAACGAAATAGACCTGACCGATGCCAGTTACCTTTGTGGTGGTGTTCACACTGGTATGTCCGTCCGAGTGGCAGATGACCGTTTCCTTGATGGTGAACAGCTTCATCTCCATGCTGCGCTGCGTTGGCTTGTTCCAATCAGCACCCTTGCGCTTGATGAGATAACCATTCTCACGCATCCAGGCATACAACCGTTTCTCGCCGATTTCGATGCCGTTCTGCTTGAGCAGTTTAGCCAGCTCACCGACCAGGATACTGTTTTGACTGGTGCTTACTGCATCGCTGAAAATCTCTTTTGGCTTCATCCGTTCCGTGTCGGCTGTCAGAAGTTCAATCCTCTTGTCCTTCTCCTCCAGCTCCTCATGCGCTGCGATCAGCGCAGTTGCAAGGAGCTGTGAGCGTGTGAGCTGCGGTGCGTTGTAGCTTCCGGTCTTACGGATTTCAGGAAGCACATCGTTTGTGACCCATCTGCGGAACGGTGCCGCTTCTGGCTTGTCGCTGCGTAGGATGACGTGGTACAAACCGCTTTCGTTGACAATCCATGTTTCCTGCATTCCACCGGGGGTCGTAATCAGGGTACGACCCTTTTCATCTTCATCCAGTCGGTCGGCGACCTTTTTAAGCTGGGTAGTATCCATACGCAGAATTTCGCACACGTCTTTCAGAACAAACCATGCTTCGCCTTCCACATCAACAGTGCGAACTTTGTTGTTCTGATATTCAAAAACTTGAATGTTTGCCATTTTCACTTTCCTTTCTCTGCTCAATCAATTTGTTTACCGCATCTTCAACCTTTTCTTTGATACCAGTAGGTTCTCGTTTGCCGTTGAGGATGACGCTTAGGTATTCATGCGAGTACCCCATGCTCTTAGCAAGTTCTTTAATAGACAGCCCATGAACATAAAGTTTTCCAATAACATCCCCCGTCCACTCTGGACGCAAATTTTCTCTCCCCTTTCTTTGTACAAATACTTGAACAAAGACTAAAAGTGTGATAATATAATGTTGTCAACAAAGTTCAAACATTTAATCATTGCTCTTGTATTCGATTGGAATTGTGCTCAATTTCTTGAACCTGATAGCACTATTAAAGCACAATTCTTTGAACATTACAAGGGCTTATGCTCAATTTGTTGAACTTCGGCAATTTGCACAAGAACAGAAGGTTGAGTATATGTTTTTTGACAACTTCCTCGCATTATGCGATTCAAAGAATGTTGCACCGACAAAAGCCGTTATTGATGCTGGACTGCCGAAATCGTCTTGGTCTTACTGGAAAAAGAAGTATGAACAAGGCGAAGACCCAAAGCCGTGTTCCGATAACGCTTCAAGGTTAGCACAATACTTTGGTGTTACTGTGGACTACCTGCTCACTGGCGACCAAAAAGAAAACCCGCCCCAGCAGCCGCAAAGTGAGGTCGATGCAGCAGTGGAGCGGATTAGAAAAAAGCTTGAATCTATGCCGACAGCGCAGCGTGAAGCGCTGATAAACCTGATTGAGAAGATGTAAGGTAAGCCCATGTATTATTTGTTGTGCGGCTGTGCCTTTTGCTTCTGGTTCATGCGAGCCTTGTTAAAAGGCAATGACCGTGCGCTATATGGCAACAGCAGAAAATATCGTTACCGTAGAAACCGAAAAAAGAAGTGGTTCTGACCCGGTAAAATAAAAACCCCTTGTGCCGGGCTGGTGTAGCTCTGTGCAAGGGGTTTTCTGTTATTCCAGGTCTAAAGCTTGCTCCGCTGCCGGAATCTTATCAGGGTGTTCCAACAGCCATGCGATAAATCGGTCAATCTTAGCTCTTTCTTGTTCACTCATTGTGACATATCCTCCCGATCGGTAAGTTCGGATGTTCATTTGATACGATTATACACCTTTCTGTTGTACAGTCAATATCATTTTAACAACTTTGCTGAGGTTAAATGATTTTTCCATCCGTTACTTTGTATCAGGGAAACCAAAAATTGCAATAACAATGATTAAGAGCCACATTAAGTTTAAGTTACCCTTTGCTTTGTAACATTCCGTTGAGCATGGAACGAAAGGGGTTATTCGGTAAATCGTTCAGCGCATCTGCTTTGACGAGAGCGTTTGTGCTGATGCTGTGCGAAACATTGTTTAGCTG